TTTGCAAACACCTAATGTAACATCATTTTTATCGGCTCCAACAGCTATAGCGACACCAACAGGTAACTATGGTGCTGGAAGATATTTAAGTGGCCTATTAGGCTCACCAATTAACTATGGAAGTCCAAATGACTCGACAGGAAGCGATTCGTAATTTATTACAATCACAAGAATTTTTAGATGTAATCGATGAGTTGAGAGACAATCAACTTAATAATATTCGTTACTCAGAAGCTAACCAAATGGAAGAGAGAGAACGCTATTACAACCGATTACAAGCTATAGACGAAATCATGGCTTATCTTGAATCAATCACTAGAGATGGTGACATTAAAGATAAATCATGGAAGATATTATAGACCTTTCTATAATGGTTACCCAGCCAAATGGGGATTATTAAGGAAATACAATGAGTGAAGAAACCATGACTCCTGAACAAGGAAGTGGAGAACTAACTGTGAATGAAGCTGCACAACAATTTGAAGGCTTTTTATCAGCAGGTGAGGAATCCAACGATCAACCAGAAGCTGTTGAAGCGGAAGCACAAGAAGAAGTTGTAGAAGAAGTAGACGAATCAGGTGAAGAGGAAGTTGTAGCCGATGAGTCTATAGAATCCGAAGATGAAGAAGAGTATGAGGAAGAGGAGCCTGAAGAAGCTCAACGCTTTACTGTTAAGGCAGCTGGCGAAGAGAAAGAGGTCACCCTAGAAGAACTCATGCAAGGCTATCAACTTGGTGCTGATTACACGAAAAAGACTCAAGAAGTTGCTGAACAACGCAAGGCTGTAGAAGCTGAAGCAAAGGCAGTAGAAGAGGCTAAACAAGTTAGGGATACATACGCTCAACGCTTACAGGCTATTGAACAATTCTTGACCTCTGGTGAAGATAGTCCAGAAGACCTGGCAGCAATGAAGGAAAACGACCCAATAGGATACGCAGTCAAGGTAGCAGAGATGACTGAGAAAAAAGAACAGTTAACCCAAGTAAGAGCTGAACAGCAACGCCTTGCCCAACAGCAACAAGCGGAACGGCAGCAAAACATGGCTAAATTTGTTCAAGAGGAAGCGACTAAACTTTCACAAGTCCTACCAGAGTTTTCAGACCCAACCAAAGGCGAACAAATCAGAAATGAGATTCGCAACTACGGTAAAAATGTAGGCTTTACAGACAACGAGTTGGCACAAGTGTATGACTCTCGTCATGTATTAATCCTGCATAAAGCGATGATGTATGACAAGCTTCAAAAATCTAAACCTAGTGTAAACAAAAAGGTTGCTCAGGCACCTAAGATGGTTAAGTCAGGTACAAAGGTTAAAGAAGGCAGTCGTGACATTCGCAAACAACAAATGAATAAGCTAAAGCAGACTGGTAAGGCCAGAGATGCTGCGGCTCTTTTTGAAAACTTTATAAATTAAGGAAGTGAACAATCATGGCAACATATAAAACCTATGAGAGCGTTGGTAATCGTGAAGATTTAACCGATGTGATCTATAACATTTCACCTACAGATACACCATTTATGTCATCTGTTGGTAAAACAAACGCAAACGCTGTATACCACGAATGGCAAACAGATTCATTAGCTGATGCTACAGTAGCTAACGCAGTAGTTGAGGGTGCAGATGCTTCTTCAGCAACACTTGCTCCAACAACTCGTGTTGGTAACAGAACTCAAATCTCACAAAAAACTATCCAAATCGCTGGTACTTTAGAGTCTATCGATAAGGCTGGTCGTAAGTCTGAAAAAGCTTATCAGTTATCAAAAGCTTCTTCTGAACTAAAACGAGATATGGAAAAAATCTTATTATCTAACCAAGCTGCTGTTACAGGTGATGCTTCAACAGCTCGTAAATTAGGTTCTTTACAGGCATGGCTAGAAACAAACTATGTAGGTGCTGGTACAGCAGGTGCTGACGGTACTACAGCTCGTGTATCTGGTACAGATGCAGCATTCACAGAAACAATGCTTAAAAACGCAGTTAAGTCTGCATACCAAGCAGGTGGTAACCCATCAGTTCTTATGGTTACTCCAACACAGAAACAAGTAGTATCAGGTTTTGCTGGTATTGCTGAACAGCGTTATCAAGCTCCAGCTAACAAACCATCTACAATCGTTGGTGCGGCTGATGTTTACTTATCAGACTTCGGTACATTATCTGTTGTTCCTAACAGATTCATGACTGCTGATGGTGATGATAACGGTGAAGTAGCATTTGTTCTTGATCCAGAGTACGCATCTATTGCTTACTTACGCCCATTCGCAACAAACGAATTAGCGAAAACTGGTGACAGCGAAAAAACTCAACTTCTTGTTGAATACACACTTGAAGTTAAAAACGAAGCAGCTCACGCAATTATTGCTGACCTTGCAGAGTAATACGGATAATAGCCCTCTACGGAGGGCTTTACCCTTATAGGATTGTTATGGCTAAACTATTAGAAAAAGATAATGTTAGAAACAAAGTAGCACACAACACCGAAGACGGTGGATTAGTAATTGAGACGGTACAGGATGTATCTTCAATTATTGAACAGAACAAAAAAGAATACAATGCAACAAATGGCAAATGGGGTGAGGATGTCTTTGACAATAAGATAGCATCTATTCCACTAACCGTAATAGACGATCTAAACAAACTAAACATCATGCGTGGATTTCATGTGATTGACCAAAAGAAATTTAGAGCATGGTTAAACAACCCAGACAACAGGTTCTTTAGGACAAGACAAGGTAGAGTATAATGGCATTTACTAACTATTCGGATTTAAAGACCACGATTGCAGATTATCTTGCTCGTGATGATTTAGATACAAAAATACCAGATTTTATTCATCTTGCAGAACAAAGATTAATACGAGACTTACGCATTAGACAGATGTTAAAAGTAGCTACAGCAGTTACTACAGCAGGTGACAGCACTACAGCATTACCTTCTGACTTTCTAGCTATGAAAGACTTACATCTAGATACTAATCCAGTACGAGTCTTACAGTTCCAAAACACATCGAATTTCTTTAGAAACGCTAGAACAACAGACAGAGGTGTTCCTACCATGTATACATTATTAGGCACGGAGTTTCAGTTTGCTCCATTACCTGATAGTGCATATACATTAAGAATGGTGTACTACTATAAACCTGACTTTTTATCAGACTCTACACCTTCTAATTTATTTTTAGCTAACTGCCCAGACTTACTGTTATATGGTGCATTAGCAGAAGCAGAACCTTATCTAATGAACGATGAACGATTAGCAACATGGTCAGCGTTATACGATAGAGGTCTAGCATCATTAAGAGCAAGTGATGATGATAGCGAATATCCATCTTCTCCAATGTCAATAACATTATCAACGAGGTAAATCATGGCTGAATTTAGTAATTATTTAGAGAACGCAGTAATAGATGCAGTTCTTAGAAACACATCTTACACATCACCTACAACAGTATATGTAGGTTTATATACATCAGACCCAACAGATGCAGATTCTGGTACAGAAGTATCAGGTGGTTCTTATGCAAGAACAGCAGTTACATTCTCTGCACCATCTAATGGGGTTACAAGTAATTCTGCTGATGTCGAGCTGCCACAAGCAACATCATCATGGGGTTCTGTTACTCACATAGGTTTACACGATGCAGCTAGTGGCGGTAACTTATTATTTCATACAATTTTAGACACAACTAAAACTATTGATTCTGGCGATATATTTAAAATCGCATCAGGCAACTTAACAGTTACATTAGACTAAGGATAGATAATGGCATTGGTCGTTAAAGATAGGATAAAAGAAACCACCAATACGACTGGCACAGGCACACTTACGCTAAACGGTGCTGCCGATGGCTTCCAGTCTTTCTCAGCTGTTGGTGATGGCAATACTACATACTATGCTATTGTTTCTACTAATGACTGGGAAGTAGGTATTGGCACATATACTGCTTCAGGCACAACTTTATCTCGTGATACTGTATTAGAATCATCTAACTCTGGTAACCTATTAAACATCACAGGAGCAAGTGATGTATTCGTAACCTACCCTGCTGAGAAATCAGGACATAAAGATGCAACCAATACAATTTACTCTGAGCAAGTAGGTGCAACTAATGGCATATTTTTAAATGCTAAAACAGTTTCTGCTAACTTTACTATTCCAAATGATTACCATGCTTTATCTGTAGGTCCAGTAACAATTGATTCAGGAGTGGCAGTAACAATTCCTGCATCATCTAATTGGAAGGTCGTATAATGGCAACAACAATTAATTCTAATACTACAGACGGATTAGTTATAACTCCTGATACAAGCGGTGAGGTAAAAATACAATCTAATGGAACAGATGTATTAACAATTACAGATAGTGGTATGGATTTAGCAACAGGTATGACATTACCAGCAGATTCATTAACAGGTACTTTACCTGCAATAGATGGTTCTGCATTAACTGGTATATCATCTACTAACTTAATTAAAGCACAAGTGGTTTATTTTAGTAATTCTACAGTAAATGGTGGAGGAACTTATGTAAATCATTCTTATCAGTTTAGATATGCGACAGGTATGCGTATTTCAGGGGTATATAATAAACAATCTGCTACATCTACTCTTGTTGTAGTTCATCATATTACTGCAAGAGAGACATCAGGAAACTTTCATGCTATGGCATCTTGGGTAGATGCAGGTAATACAACATCATTATTTAGAACCACTCATATTGACCCATATTACCAAAGTCAAAACGCAGCTGCACATACATTTGCTTCAAGTTATACTGGTTTATCAGCAGGTAATCATACAATGTATGCAGCAATAGGTCGTGGAGACACTTCTAGTGGAACTGGTGTATTAAATCATAATGAAAACTCCTATGATGGTCTTGGTATAAATACAAATGGTTACTCAATGATTTATGTTATGGAGGTAGAATAATGATTTCTAAT